CGCTAAGGTTGATATTGAGAAGGGAGATGCACATTGGCATTGCACCCAGCACGATAGAAAGATTAGTGAAGACAGACAAACCAAAGGTTGTGCAAGACATAACTTTATACCTGAGTTAATACCAGCTCATGTTATGGAGAAGGATGACGATATGGTTTTGTATGAGAAGGACAAGATTAGATTTGTTAACGTGGCTGAGAACCTTAACACGCCGGGCGAAAACTTTTTTTCTAGCAAAGAATTAATTGAAGTTGTAAACAGTGGATTCCCAGAAGAGATCTTAGAGACTTGCGATAAAGTTAAGAAGGTATTTAATGGCGCTTCTATTAAAGAGATCAGACCTTGGATTGAAACTAGGCCATCAACCTAATGCAAATCAAACTACCTTTGGATGTTTACTATTCAAAGAAAAAAAAATTTATTTTAAATCTTAACAACTATAGAAACGCACACTATAGAGTTTTATCTACAGCAAAAAAAATATACTCAGAAGATCTCGTAGAAAAAATACAAGACTTACCTAAGTTTAGTGAGCCAGTTAGATTGACTTACACCTACTATGCTAGGAGTAATCGAAGGCTTGACATAAGCAATCCATGTTCAGTCATAGATAAGTTTGCTTGTGATGCTTTGGTTAAAGCCGGGATTATACAAGACGATGACTTCAAACAAGTAAAGGAAGTTGTTTATAAGTTTGGTGGGGTAGATAAAGATGATCCTAGATGTGAGCTAGTAGTTGATATATTCTAGGGTCTGCCTGTTAATATTTTATTTATCTCTTCTTCTCTTAATACATCTGCTGCTCTTCTAACTGGTGGAGCGACTGGTTTGTTTCTTGGATCTTGAAATTGTCCTCTAAGACTTTGCCCTGTTAGATCTATTTGAGAAAGTCCGAGGTCAGCAATAGGAACTGGTTGAGCTGCTTTTCTTTTTGTGCCAGATATTGCAAAGTCAATAACATCTTGGTTTGGCTCAATAGGATTAAATAAACCAAGCATTACAGCATCTCTGTTTGCAACTTTTGCAATTTTTAATTGTTCGCTAATTTCATAGTCCTCAAGACCCAAAGTTCTTGCATCTTCAATGGCTGTGTAAAGAGTTCTTAAAGAATTATATCTATCTTCGTTGGTATTAATATAACCTTGAATAAAATCTTCAGCGTCTCTTCTGTTGTTAGATCTTAACAATCTATTAAATTCATTGGTTGTTTCTCTAATAGCTCTTTTTGCTTCAGCTGCTTTATAGTAAAGAGATCTATCAATCTGAGGTTTAATAACTTTAATACCAGAAAAAGCTGACACCATTGTTTCTGCAACATCAATAGGTTTTCCTCTTGGGCTAATTAAATCTTCTTTACCTGTAGCTAATGAAGCTGCGGCTGTAACAAAATCTTTAGGCACAATTTGAACACCATCTGCATCTATCTCAGCTCTTATAGGTGTAATTGTTGGTGCTACTGCGTTAAAGAAATGCAATGTTCCTTTTGCCATTTTCTCTCCCAGCATATCTGATTCGTTATAAATAGTTTTACCAGTTTCTGTTTTACCAACTAAAGTGGATTCATATAAAGCTTTCGCACCCATACTTGGAGATAAGAAAGGACTGACAAACTCACCAACCATGTCAACAGATGCATTGGTTGCAATATCCATTAGCCCGGCTTCGTTTCTTTCGCCATTAGCATAAGCATTCATTACTGCTTTAAAAGGTTTCTGCAAGTAATCATATGGGTTGGTATAACTAAAGTTATATAAACCTGTAATGTTTCCTTGTGCATCTGTGCCTGTTGGAATCATAGTCGCTGTTTTTTCCCAGGGTGCAGCAAAAGATCTTTTGTATGCATCGAGTTGTTCTTTGTCAGCACCAGTCATGCTTAGTGCTGTTGCTGTTAGCCCTGCTGGAATGCCAACTGTTGTTGTTAGGCCGCCAGCCAATCTTCGTGCGCCAACTTTTTGCAACTCTGGATTACTGCTTGCTATTTCTTTAATTGCTCTTTGTAAAGTATTTAAAGAATTTCTAATAACTTCAGCCGGGAAAGCTGTAAAGTTACCAACGACTGGCACATAGTTCAATGACTTAACTATTTCTGGAACTCTAGAGTAAGTAGGTGTTACATTTAAAGCTATGTCAGCAGATTCACCTTTAATAAATTTATCCACAACCTCATTGCCAGCAGCTTTTAACTCTCCAACATTTACAGTTCCATCTGCTTTAATAAGTTTTTGTATGTCTGGATCAGCCATGTTTTTTCCAGAGCTAACAGGAACAAAATCTGCATCTGAAGACTTTGCTATAACTTTACCAAACTTAGATTTTTCTCCGCTAAAGTTAATCATCCTGGCCGCGTTATCAGATCCTGTGTAAACTCCTTCTGCTTTTGACAGGGGTTTTCTCATAACATCAAAGACAGCTTGTGATTTTGCTTTAGCTAAAACTGCTACATCATCTGTGGCAAAAGTAGCAATATCAGAAAGTTCTTGAAGCTGTGTTCCTTTGCCAACCATAACTCCATATTCTCTAGCTTCTGCAATTTCTTTTGCATATTGAGCTTTCTTTCTTGGATCAAATATTCCAGAAAAAGCCATCTTAAAATTATCAGTAAATCTTCCACTTGGGCCAAGGTTACCGTTCATTAAAGCCATGAAAGGAACACTGGTGTTGTTTCTTATCTGAGCAGTTGGACCAAGAATAGTTTTACCATATTGAGATAAAGCCTTTAGACCAAGCAATCCTTGATAGATTTTTTTTAAAGGAGTTGGACTGTTTGCTAGCCAGTCTGTTGTTGTTTCCATTAAAGAGTCATGAAAAACTTTTGGTGCATAAGTGTTTCTTAAAGCACCAGCATCTTTTTTAAATCTTTTGTATAAGACTCCATCAATCGTGGTTTCGTCTGGAAGCTTTACTTTATTGTTTGCTCCAAGAGGAAGATCTGGTTCTCCTTTTGTATTTACAAATATTTCTTCAGGATTTTTTAAAAAACCTTTTCCTGTTTGGTCAATGTTAAGTTGATTTAAATTTCTTATATCATCAAAAGTTTTGGCTCTTCCTGACAAACCTGCAAGCTTGGCCATAGTAGATGATGCAGCAACTGCTTCATCTTGCAAAGCTTTTTTCCATTCTCCCGGTTTATTATAATCAAGAGCAGTAACTTCTCCCATCGCTTTTCTAACAGCTGGTAGATTTTTTAAATCTTTGCCTTGAAGTTGCCCAAACTTAATACCCTCTACAAAAAGCTCAGGTGTTTGATATGGAGTGTCTGCTGACCTTGGATTGGTTAGTAATTCAAATGCATCATTTGCTTGTTGTGGAGTTCTGATTCCATCTACTTTAGCCAATAATTCATCAACAGCTTTTTTTCTTAATTCTGGACTAACTCTAAAATTTTTATCTATGATAGATCTATATACAGTTGTTCCATACAAGCCTGCATTTTCTCCGATTGCTTCTCTTAATTCTTTTGGTATTAATAATCTTGATATGGTAGCGTCTGGATCACTAAAATCAAAAATAGCTTGTTGTTCTAATTTAAACATGTTTTGATTATTTTCCATGATTTTAGATATCTCGTTGCCTTTGGGAACTCCTAAAGCATCATAATCAATTTTGTTTCCGGGACCTTCAAAGCTCTTAATCTTTTTCATTGCTTCTCTTTGATACTCAATCATCTTAGCTTTCTTTTCTTTACCAGTAAGATTTGGAAACTCTCTCTCAACTTTTAATAAAGGGGCTCTATAGGTAGACATAGCTTTTGTTATTTCTAAAGCATCTTGAGAATTCATTTTGCCACCTACTGAAACTGCATCTTCAAGAGTTCTTCTAACAGCATTCATAGAGTCATTGATTGGATTAACAAGTGAAGCTAAATAAAATGATTTGGCCTGCATTGCATCCATGATGTATTTATTGTTTGCTGCTGTTTGTTCGTATTTACCGCCATAAGTAAAATATTTTTTTAGATAATCTACAACGCCTTTGTCAGCTTTATTTGCAGAAGCTAAAGCAGCAGTGCCATCTCCAAACTTAGGAGTAGCTTTAGCTATTGCATTCATATATGGAGCAGCCAAGTCAAGCCCAGCGCCAATACCCTTTACAGCCCCGGATACAGCAACTGGTGCCGCATACATAACAGCAGCAGTTTCACCTAAAACTTGTAATCTTTCTGTAAGTCTTGCTAGCGCAGCATCTCTGCCTTCTAAATTTCTTAATCTTTCTTCATCGCTTTCTTTATCAAACAACATATCAGCAAACGTATCAACATCATCAGTTGCTACAGCTGCATCTACCGCAGCTAGAGTTCCTAGCTGTTGCAACTTAGTCATTTTTGATATAGCGCTTGCAACACCAAGACCTGGTATTCCAAACTGAGCAACCATTTGTGCGGTCTTACCAGCTGTGCCACCCACGTCTGGCTTAATTGATTCAAAAAACTCGTTTACATCATCAGTCACATCTGTGTTAAACAAAAGATCTAAGCCAGTTGTAGGTATGGTTGCAATACCTTGAGGTATAGAAACAACACCTGCTACTATGCCTCGGCCTATGTCTCCAATAACAGAGTCAGATTTTTTAGATTTTCTTTTTATGAATTTTTGAGAGGCTTTCTCTATCTCTTTTGGATCATCGCTTTCAATAAAAACTTTTTGCCCATTAGCCAGTGTAATAATAGGCATTAGTTTACACCTTTGCTTTTGCCATTATGTTTGCTCTAACAGTATTGTAATTACCGCCTGAGTCTTTATACATTTGCAATAATTCAAGATCAGTTAGTTCTCGACCAGTTGATGAGTCTAAAATAACATCATCATCTTCATAAGCATCTTCTCCGTAAAGATCTTTTAAAAGTAATGTTTTTAATTGTGCTATTGCATTTGCGTCAGCCATTGGATCAGAGGCTTCTGCGTTAAGTTGTCTCATAGCTTTTAAAATTTCTGGATTTTTTTGTATCGCTTCAAGTAACTTAATCTGATCAGGAACTTCTCCTTCTTGTCTTGCTTGTTCTGCCATAACGCCGCCAGCGAAATCAGCAAGACCGCTTCTTTCAACAATACCCTCTGATGGTGTCATCATAGCTACGAAGCCAGCCATCATTTGTTTTGCAAACTCAGGATCTCTACCAAGCTTGTCAGTGTAACTTGCTGGGAAAGATGCAACGTAGTCTACAAAAGTAGGTTTAGTTCTTCCAGCTGCTTGAGCTCTTTCTAATGCTTTAGCATAGTTAAAGTCTCTGAGTGATGAGTCTGCATCTAAAACATCTTTGTCTCCACCACCATCAGCTATTTTTAGCGAAGGCGGAGGTGGTTTATCATCTTTGCCAGTAACAGCTTTATATAGTCCATAAGCACCAGCGGCTGGAAGACCATAGCCAAGAAGTCCAGCTCCAATAGCTGCTTTGTTTCTACCAAGAGATTCTCCAGCAGACTTAAGAGCTTTACCTGCAGCGACTGCTGTACCACCTAATAAAGGTGGGAATGCATCTAATGCACTAGGAGCTCTTGTAGTTCTAGCAGCGGCAGCCGCATCATCATAAATAACTAAGTCTGTGCTGTCTGATTTTTTTGTTGATGCTTTTGGAGTTTTTCTTGCTTCCTTAATTGCTTTTACTTCTTTTTTTATAGCTTGAATTGGTTTATCTAAAGCAGATATTCCTTTTTTTACACCTGCTGCAATAGCTTTTTTAATTGCAGGTCCTCCAAGTGCAAATTGAGCTATACCACCATCAGCCATTCTCATTACGCCTGGAGCTTCAAAAGGTCTTATTGGAATAAACTGTCCACCTGTCATTTCTGGAGTATCTCCGGGAGACGTTCCTAGTTGACTAGCAAATTCTGCAAAAGCAGCTAGTCCTTTCATTTTATCAAATGGAGTTTTTTTATCTCCTATTTCAGCTGCAATATCTTCTGGTGACATACCCTCTATATCAAGAGCTATGCCTCCATCTTCTTCAAAGTCAATAAATTCATTGTCTTGCATTTCTGCTAGATCTTCTGCAGCTTCGTCTTGTGCATCTTTTCCAAATGGATTTTCGTAACCTATGACATCACGCGCTAGAATGTCTGTGCCAATGTATGCACCAATACCTCTTAAATTTTTTGAAAGTGCGCCTCCAGAACCTCTAACTGCGTCAAAAATTTTTCTACCTTTCATTGCTAGTTTTGGAGCTACAAATGGAATCGTTGCATACTCTAATGGATCTGTGTAATCAAACACATAATCTTTTACATTTTCATTTAAAGCTGACAAACCCTTTCCGATATCTCCACTAGCACCAGACATATCATCAACTTTTTGTTTTTGCATGATAGCTTGCATGATTTCTTCATCGCTCATGCCAAAAGGTTGAACGCCTAACTGTAAAGCTTTTTGTACTAGATCGCCATCAGCATATCTTCTTGGCTCTAGTCCTGACATGATTCCGTACATTATAATATCCTTCCGTAATCTACAGCGTAGTAGCCATCTTTGACCATAACTGCATCAGGTTTAACTTCGAGAACTTCTTGCGCTAATACACCTTCTGTTGGTTCTGATTCAACTCCTATTGCTTTACCTGTTTCATTCCAGTCCCATGTGTACCAACCAACGCCTGGCTCTAGCTCGCCAACTTTCTTAATGTTTTCTTTAAGTTCTACATCTGAAGCCATATAAATACTAGCAGCTGATCCAAGTGCTCCAAGCGCTTGAGAGAATCCACTAGGCTTCTGATAACTTTGTGGCTGATAAGGACTTCCTTGTGTGCCACCGCTGATTTGACCTGTCGGCATACCAGCAAGTAATTGTTGTCCTTGTAATAATCTTTGCATTGGCTCGCCTGCAAGCTGTTGCGCTCCAGCAAACTGTCTTGATAGAGCTGCTTGCTGAGTAGCCTGGCCTTGCTGACCGAGTTGGTTGAGTAAATTAATTTGACTTCCTAGTTGACCTTGAGCTTGTTGACCTAGTCCTGCTAGCCCACCGCCAATCTGTCCAAACTGTCCACCCATGCCAGCAGCTAATTGTCCAAGCCCACCAAGAGCTTGACCTATTTGTGCTTGCTGTCCACCCAATCCTGCTTGCATAGATGCAAGTCCTTGTTGAGCACCACGTTGTTGTTCAAATGCTTGTTGCGCTTGTTGTTGAGCTTGACCAAACCCAGCGCTTCTGATTCCAGAGACAGCCTCAGCTGCACCACGTCCTGTTTGACGTGCTAATTCTTCTTGAGTAATTCTACCTCTAGCGCCACCAAAGGCTCCAGCTGATACAGCTTGATCTCTAAGACCTATGTCAGCTTGAGCTGATTGTCTGCCTATGTCTTGCAATGTTTGTTGAACAACTTGCTCTTCAAATGGATTATAAAAACCTCGAGCCATAGATGGATCGTACATTCCTGTAGTACCCATAGCTGTTTCTTCAGCTCTAGCTAATGCACCAAGGCCACCACTAACTGCTTCACGGGCACCCGGCAAATATCCATAAGCTTCATCTAAAGCTCTCTCTTGTCTACCGAAGAGTCGACCAGCTTCGGTTAGATAAGGTTGATATTCTCCTAGTCGGCCTGCTTGTTGTCGAGCTTGGATTTGTAAAGGAGTAAGCCCAGCAGTTTGCTCGATAGGAATATCTCTTGGTCTAGATATAAGACCTTCGTATTCACCAGGTGCGCCAAAGTAAGATGCTAGTAATCTACGAGAATAATCTTCTGCATATGGTTGAACAAAAGAATAACCAGTCTGAGGCGCAGTAATAACCTGTGCTTCTGGACCCATTTTTGTTTTACTACTTAGACACATCTTCTATTTATTTCCTATAATACATACCGCCTATCTGGTGAAAGCCTTTTTTGTCAAAAAGTTTCTTAGCTCTTTCTACACCTTCTAGGTTAAAAATGCCAAGAATCAAAGGCTTGTCTTGCTCTTTAGCATAATCTATTACTGCATCTATTAAAAGATGTGACGGTGGGATTTGGT